AGCCTGAATTATTAAGGGCATTATTGGCCACATCGAGTGGTAAGCATGTAACTGTAGATTCGGCGCTTCAATTGAGCGCCGTTTTTTCATGTGTGAGTTTGATTTCAGAAACTGTATCAACACTGCCTCTTAAGATTTACCAGCGAAAAGCGGACGGTAGCCGGGATGTTGCAGTGAAGCATCCTCTCTACAATCTGTTGTGCCGGTCACCAAACTATGAAATGACACCCAGCCGGTTCATGCTGATGATTGTGGCCAGTATCTGCCTATGGGGAAACTCATACATTGAAATTATCCGCAGTGCATCAGGCCGGATTATTTCATTGAATCCATTGCTACCCCAAAACATGGTGGTAACCAGGAACAAGACCAATGGAATGCTGAAATACACTTACACCGAAAGTGGTGCTAATCGTGAAATCACTGAAAAAAACATGATGCATGTTCGTGGTTTTGGTATCGATGGGGTGATGGGCTTATTTAAGGTTCAGAAGGCGCGTGAAACTATTGGGGCTGCACAGGCTGCTGAAGAAGCTGCAGCAAAGTTCTTTGAAAACGGTTTGCAAACATCAGGTCTTTTATCTGCCCAGGGGAAATTAACGCCGGATCAGCGTGAATCACTTAGAGACAACATGAATAAATTCATGGGGTCCAAGAATGCCGGAAAAATGATGGTGCTTGAAAATGGTATGCAATACCACGGCATCACTATGAATCCTGAAGCAGCTCAGATGTTAGAGACTCGGACTTTTGAGATTGAGGAAATTTGCCGCTGGTTCCGGGTGCCGCCATTCATGGTTGGGCATTTAGATAAGCAAAGTTCATGGGCCTCCAGTGTTGAAGGCATGAACATGCAATTCCTGACCAATACCTTGCGTCCATTACTGGTCAATATTGAACAGGAAATTGCACGGTGCCTGATTGGTGCTGCAGAGTTCGAAACCTATTACGTTGAGTTTGGCGTGGAAGGTTTATTGCGGGCAGATTCAAAAGGCCGTGCTGAATACTATGCATCTGCACTTATTAATGGTTGGTATAACCGTGATGAGGTTAGACGTAAAGAAAATGAAGCACCTATTCCTGGTGGGCATATTTATACAATTCAATCGGCATTAATTCCGCTTGATCAAGTCGGGACCAATTACAAAGGTGATAATAATGAGCAAACGAAACCTGCTGCCAGTCGCTAATTTTAATGCAAAAGAAAAAGGTGGTGTTTCGCCGTTAGCTTTTGATCGTTGGAATCCTGCAATTAAAGCATCAGATGAAAATGACAATACGATTGGTATTTATGATCCGATTGGTTATGACTACTGGGATGATTCTGGTGTAACCGCTAAGCGGATCAGTGCTGCATTGCGTTCACTCGATGGCGCTGATGTTGTAGTTAATATCAATTCACCAGGTGGTGATGTATTTGAAGGTCTGGCTATCTATAACCTGCTTCGCGAATACAAAGGCCATGTGACTGTACGTGTATTGGGAGTTGCAGCTTCAGCAGCATCATTTATTGCCATGGCAGCCGATGATATTCAAATTGCCCGTGCTGGTTTCTTTATGATTCACAATGCCTGGACAGGACTTTGGGGTAATCGCAACGACTTGCGTGAAACTGCAGATTTCCTTGAGCAGATCGATGACACGATTGCTGATATTTATCACGTGCGATCCGGACTGAGCATGGATGAGCTTAAAGCCGATATGGATAAAGAGCGCTGGATCAATGGTCGTGATGCTATTGATAGTGGCTTTGCTGATGCTTTCCTGCCATCCGATGTGGTTGTTGAAGATATAAAGAACTTCACTAAAGAGAAAGTCGCTGCCCATAAAGCAGATATCTTGCTTGCCAAAGCAGGAATGTCTCGAAGCTCACGACGGGAACTTATTCAAGATTTAAAGGGTACGCCTGGCGCTACCAACCAAGCTACGCCAAGCGCTAGCAATGATGTACTCGAAAGTGTTCTTCAAAGTATGCGTAACGCTACTGAGAAATTTAGCACTTAAAACCTGATAGCAATTTTATGACCGCCTATATGGCGGTTTTCTTATTTTTGAGAGATGAAAAATCATGACTGATCAAACTAAAGACCAAACAGCTCAGGCCCTTAAAGACGTAAACACTGGCTTAAAGAATCTGACTGAAAAAGTTCAACCAATGGCTGAAAATGCTTTAAATGAAGCAAAAAAAGCTGGTGAACTGTCTACTGAAACTAAAGCGGCAGTGGATAAAGCACTTACAGACCTAAATAATCTGCGCCAAGCCCAAAATGACCTACAGGTGAAGTTGGGTGAAGCTGAGCAATTATTTGCACGTGGTGGCACTGGTAATCCAGGTGCACAAGTAGATGCTCGTGCAGGTGATCTTGCTGTAAAAGATGAGCAGATTATTTCATTTGCAAGCAATGCAACTTCTGGAAAACGTATCAGTGTAGCTGTTCCCCGTAATGCACTGACATCATTTGCAGTAAACCCTGTTGATGGTTCGACTCGTATTGTGACTGCGCCAAATCAGCGCGTGACCATCCGTGACCTATTAGCTCCAGGTCAAACGGCCAGTAATGCGATTGCTTACTTGCGTGAAACTGGCTTTACCAATAACGCTGCACCGGTGGCTGAAAACACCACCAAGCCATATTCAGAATTAACATTCGAAGAAGTGCTGGAAGGTGTTAAAACAATCGCTCACATGCTGAAAGCATCTAAGCAGATTCTTGATGACTTGCCTCAGTTACAAAGCTTTATCAATGGTCGTTTGCTTAATGGCCTTAAGCGTGTTGAAGATGCGCAACTGTTATTTGGTTCAGGCACTGGTAACAACCTGCATGGTATTTATACTCAGGCAACTGCTTATTCAGCTCCAATTACGATTGCATCACCGACTCGCGTAGATACTATGCGTTTGGCCATGCTGCAAGCTGCTTTGGCAGATGTATTTGCAACAGGTCATGTGATGCATATGAATGATTGGACTGCAATTGAATTACAGAAAGACACCACCGGTGCATACTTGTTTACCAACCCATTCTCACCTAATACGCCAAGCCTATGGGGCTTGCCGGTAGCAGACACAAATCATGCTGCAATGGTTGGAAACTTCCTTACCGGTAGTTTCGCGGACGCAGCTCAAATCTTTGACCGTGAAGATGCAAACGTGGTGATTTCAACCGAAAATGCTGATGACTTCGAGAAGAACATGATCTCGATTCGTTGTGAAGAGCGTCTGGCATTGGCTGTGTATCGCCCAGAAGCATTTGTAAAAGGTGCATTTCCAGCTTAATTAAAATCCTGAAGGGGCCAGTCGGCCCTTTCACCTTGGAGTTTAGAACATGAAAATTAAATTCTTAGATGCTGCAATGCTTGGAAATAAGGTTTACGTCAAAGGTGATGAAGCTGAGATTCCAGATATTACAGCCGGTGAGCTTATCAAGAAAAAATTAGCCATTAACCCTGAGCAGGCGGCAGCTGACAAAGCTAAAGCTGATGCGGAAAAAAAAGCCAAAGCTGCAGCTGAAAAAGAGGCGAAGGCCAAAGCTGATGCAGAGGCCAAGGCTAAAGCCGAAGCTGAGGAAAAGTTAAAGGCTGAAGAAGAGGCCAAGGCTAAAGCTGCTGAAGAAGAAAAAGCCAAAGAAACCAAAACAAAGTAAGGTCATATCATGCCAGTTATTAACATTGAAAAAGCTATGGTTCATTTGCGAGTAGATGAAGATACTGGCGGTGATGTCCTGGCTAAGTTGAATTCAGCGGAAGATAAAGCGGCTCAATATTTGAATCGCTTTTTTTATGCCACTTCAGCTGCATGGACAGATGCGATTTCTCTCACTTTGGACCAGCTAAATTATGAGCTTGTGAAATACAAAGAGAGTTGCGATGCAGCTAATCTGGTTGCAGATCCAGTCTCAAGAAATATGCTGTTATCTGCGGCTGAAAACCTTAAAAAAGAAGCTCAGCGCAATACCAAAATGGCCATGCAGGGCATTGTTATCAATCCATCTATTGAAGCTGCTGTTTTACTGATATTAGGTAGTCTTTATGAAAATCGGGAAGATGAAACCAGTACCACGGTAAATGAGTTGCCGAAAGGCGCTTTGTGGTTGCTTGATCCATACCGTTTAGATCTGGGGGTATAGATGAGAGCAGGTCCTTTAAGACACCGCATTCGTATTGAAGCCTTTACCGAAACTCAAGATAAAACCACAGGTCGCATTACTCAAGCTTGGACAGAGTTTTGTACAGTCTGGGGAAAACACGAGGCTTTATCTACGCGTGACCAGCTGCAAGCTCAGGCAATTGATTCGAGCATGACTGCACGTTGTCGCATTCGTTACAGTTCAAAAGCAAGTCAGATTGATTCAACCATGCGTCTATATTTCCGGGGTAAGTACTGGAAGATTGACGGTGATCCAGTACCAGACAATGAAAGTGGCCTTGAGTGGTTGACGCTCAATCTTGCAGAAGGTGAATCAGAATGGCAACAGTCGAGTTAAATATTGAAGGCTTGGATGAGCTGAATAAAAAACTCAAGCAGCTTTCAAATCCTAAAAAAGCCAAGCAAATTGCACGAAAATCCGGGCGCCAAGCGATGAATCTTGTTCGCGATGCTGCACGTAGCAATGCAAAGGAAATTGATGATCCTGAAACACGGGAAAAGATTCATAAGAATATTGTGACCCAAGGTGGTAAGAGCCGTAATCCTAATGAGATTAAGATTCGAGTGGGGGTGAAAGGTGGAGCAGGTCAGAATCAATACTCTGTCAGCACGGCTGGCTTAAGTGGTGGAGATACTCGGCACTTTAGATTTATTGAGTTTGGTACCAGCAAGATTCCAGCCACTCCATTTTTAAGACCTGCTTTAGCTAATAATGTTGATAAGGTCACAACCAAGTTTGTCCAGGTATTTGATGCTGAAATCACCAAAGCATTACGTGAGGCTATATGACAGCACCTATTTTCCCATTACTTAATGCGAGTAATGAAGTTAAGTCTTATCTGGAATCTGGCGGGATTTTACGTGCATTTGAATTTGGTCTTGCACCAGATAAACCAAAGCCGCCGTACTTGGTATGGCAGGATATATCTGGTATTCCGCAAAATCATTTAGATTGTCCAGCAAACATCGATCATGTGACGATCCAAGTTGATATCTATACGACGAATGCGGATGACCTGCGAAATATTCGTGAAGCGGATCGTAGAGCTTTTGAGGCTGATAACTCTTGCACTGTAACTGGTCTGCGAGGAAATGAGCGTGATCCAGATAGCAAGATGTATCGAACCGGTTTCGATTCAAACTGGTTTGTAGATCGATAAAAAGAATTTTCCACATAGCACCCAACCGGGTGCTTTTTTCATGCCTAAAATTGAGGAGTAGCTACTCATGGCGAAGAAAGGTGTTTTATCTCAGGGTACGCATGTATGGATTTTACATGGCGATACTCCAACACTGACAAAGATGGACTGCGTTAAAGCCTTAGCGCTTGGCGATGACAGTACCACAGAAATCAATACAACCTGTCTGGAAGAAGAAACTACAGCAACTTCGGATTGGGGTTTGACCAAACCAGGTGAAGGTTCGATCCAGATTGATACTGACCCTAAAAACGCAACTCACATGACTTTACTGCAGCTTGCGGCTGAACGTGCAGAAGTAGGCGTTTATGTAGGCTGGTCTGATGGTGATTCTGAGCCAGAACTTGAAGGTAATGTAGTGACACTTCCAGAAGATCGTACGTGGTCATCTTTCCGCGCAATTCTGCGCAAAGGTTCGCCGGTATTTGATGCTGATGCTCTGGTAAACCATACCGTGCCAATGAAACGTCAAACTGAAGTAACTGATGAATTTAAGGTGGCTACACCATGAAAAAATTGAATACATCTGCACTTCTTGCGCTCTCAAGCACAGCCTTATCCGACCTATCCCCAAAGTCTTCGAAATTCATTATTAATGATGAGGAGTTTGAAGTAGATATTTTGGTTAAAGCATTAAGTTACGATGAAGTGACGAATATGTTTAAAGGTGAAGATCCTGAAAAAATCACTGTTGCAGATGTCGTGAAGCGACGGGTTTTGCTTACAGTCTTTAATGCGGATACGAAGAAGCCATTGTGCTCTACGATTGAAGAAGTTGGAAACCTTCACCCAGCCATTATTGGTGCGATTCATGATGCTTCGAATGAAGTGAATGATTTTTTGGGAAAGAACAAATTGAAGTTGAAGAGCACGAACTCTGGTGTGAACTTGTCCTCAACGGAATCGGTGGAAGAACCATTGAGCAAGCCAAAAAGAAAATCACTCCAAAAGAACTGAGGATCTGGCAGGCTTATCGCAATAAATACGGCTCATTTAACATGGGCCGACGCATAGAGCAGGGCGCGGGTAACTTATACGCGCTTTATTTCAATGGTAAGGTTGAAGAGGATAAGCGCGTTGATGCTCGCGTTTTTATGCCGCATGAAAAAATTCCAGAGCTGACTTTTGAAGAGCAGCGTATGAAAGCCATTAAGAAGAAATCAGGTTAGCTTGGTTTCTTTTTCACCTAATAATTAGTATCTTGTCCTGAATGGTGAATATTTAGGATATGCAGTGGAAATAATAATAGCAATCGTGATTGGTGCGATTATTTGGTTTATTTTTAAAGGCAAAAAAGCAGCAAACGAAACAAACATAAATCCAGCCTTAAGCAATGCCTCATACACCTACAACATTGTGGGTGAGCAGTCCTATCAAAATAACTTGAAAAAGATAGCCGGCCCCAAAGAAGAAGAATCGAAGTTTTTTGAATGTCAAGCAAAAGTCAGTTCAGAGCCATTTAATCAGTATGATAAGAATGCCGTTAAAGTTGAAATTAATGGCTTAACTGTTGGTTATCTAAGCAAGAGTGAAGCAGCCAAACTATCCGGCAAGGTGGTAAACAAAACTGTTCCAGCGGTCATAGATGGTGGGTGGTTTGACGCTGATGGTGAGGGTAGCTATGGTGTTAAGCTTGCAGTCAATAATGTTAATGATCTTCTGTGAGGTGCTGATGTGAATAAGTTATTGTTGTGCCTAGTTATTGTAGGCCTTGCCTCATGCAGTAAGGATGAAGTTCATGATGCTGGCGCCACAGCGCAAGGTCAGGAAGCTTGTGCGAATCTAGCTAAATTTTCCGAACAAGCTATGGGCTACCACCAATCAAACGTGTTAATGGATGATGTGTTTAAGGAGGTGGATACAATGGCGAATGTGCCTAGTGGCTCCAAGCAGCTCATGAGCTGAAG